CCAACAACGGCATTTATGTGTCTGCGGCTGGTACATGGACTCGCGCACTTGATGCCAATGCCGTCGCTGAGTTTGTTCTTGGCCGATCAGTATATGTGCAATCCGGCACTGTTGGTGGTGGTCGTCAATACCGCATAAACAGCTCGGTGATCTCGCTTGGCACTTCGCCCGTTACATTTAGCGATGCTATCAAGCAGGGTGCTGCTAACCTTGGCGCTACCACACTGGCTTCTTCCTCGGTTACTGGTAGCGAGACAGTCGGAGGAACGCTTTCCGTTACTGGCAGCGAGACAGTCGGAGGAACGCTTTCCGTTACCGGCAACACCACACTCGGCTCTGGTACGGGGAATAGCCATGTGGTTAATGGTGGAGTGACAATCACTAGTAGCATGACGCTTGGCGGAGGCGGCCAGCCGCCAGGTGTTTACACCGGTAGTACCATTGAGCTTGGTAGCGCACAAGTATCAGACACAGCCACATTCATCGACTTCCACGCACGCGTAGGCTCTGACTTTGATGCTCGGATTGTTCGTGCGGGTGGGGTTAATGGGCTACTTCAGATACAACAAACCGGCAATGCTGGAGTTGAGATCGCTGCTCCTTCAGGGGCTTTTAATTTACTTAATTTCAATAGCAGGCAGCTTGCTACTAGCGGATACCAACAACTCCCTGGCGGTCTTATTATCCAATGGACTCAAGGGCAGCGCGGCACGGGCAACTGGCCTATTGCTTTCCCTGTCGCTTGCTTGCAAGCCTGCGCAACTTTTGACTCTGTAAGCAACGGCGGCGCAACTAACACTCATCAAGGTATCAGTTTCAATAGTGTACAGTTCACGCTAAGTGCCGGTGCGGATAACAACAGCATCCAACACATTATCGCCATTGGGTACTAAGGAGAATTGCAAATGACGATCTATTACAGCCCGTATACTAAAGGTTTTTACGATCCAGCGACCCACGAGTCTTTCTTTTTGTCCGAAGACCACCAAACGACAGAGCTTCATACCGTGGACGGTTCAGAATCTCCAGTCGAAGTCGTGGTCGCCGCTTGGAAAACTTTCTGGCCCGACCCCAACGGCCCGATTGCCGATGCAGTAGTAATCAGCGACGAGCTACACGCTGAGCTTTTGCAGGGGCAAGCCAATGGAAAACTTATTGCATTTGATGGCGTGCAGCCGATCCTTGTCGCCCCTCCGGCACCAACGAAAGAAGAATATAACGAGTTTCAGCGGCAGAGGAGGGAGACAGCGTTCATCGCCGAGTACGACCCGTTGGCCGGTAAGTACGCACGGGGTGAGGCTACGCAGCAGGAATTGATCGACAAAGCTACTGACATCCGCGCTCGCTTTCCGTATCAGGACTGATTATGCTCGCCAAGCTGAATATCCCTGCTGGTGTTTATGCGAACGGCACTGACTACCAGAGCCAAGGTCGTTGGCATAAGGCTAACCTTGTGCGCTGGCAGTCTGGATGCATGGGGCCGGTAAAGGGTTGGAAGATTTACGACTCTATGCAGCTATCTGGCAGGCCAAGCGATATTCATACATTCCGTGATGGCTTGGATTCTCGCGCAGGCATTGGCACGCATTTGAAGCTGTATGCCATTAAGCCAGGTGGGGACTATCAAGACATTACGCCTGTTGGCTACGTTACAGGCCGTGCTGATGCGGTAAACGCATTTGGCTACGGATTAGGCAGATATGGGCGTGGCGCTTATGGTGTCTCGTCTCCCGCAACAGAAACCATCCAGCCGTCAACGAACTGGACGCTAGACAACTTCGGCTCATTCTTGGTTGCCTGCGCTAATACCGATGGCAAGTTGTACTACTGGGACAACATCACTGCTACGGCAACCGTGATGACGGGCGCCCCAATTGATAATGAAGCTGTTGTAGTTAGCGAGGAACGCTTTGTATTCGCGTTAGGCGCTGCTGGCAACAACAAATTGATTCAATGGTCAGACCAAGAGGACTTTAACACATGGATGCCAGCGCCAACCAACCAAGCCGGTGACATTGAGCTTGCAACCAACGGCGCAATTCTTAATGCAATTCGCGTCCGTGGTCAGCTACTAATTTTAACCACTGCTGACGCACACACCGCCACCTATCAGGGCGCGCCATTTGTCTATGGTTTTGAGCGTGTTGGCTCAGGTTGCGGCGCTGCTGGGCCACAAGCATCGGTTGCGACTGACTCTTTCGCTTGCTGGATGGGTTTAGGCTCGTTCTATATCTACGATGGATTTGTTAAACCTTTGCCATCTGATGTGCAAGACTATGTGTTCAGTGACATCAACATGAGCCAAATCCGCAAGGTAGCTGCATGGAATAACACAGCCGTTAACGAAGTCTGGTGGCTCTATCCATCATCTGAAAGCGTAGAGTGCAATCGGTATGTGGCTTGGAACTACCGAGAAAACACGTGGACTATCGGCTTAATGAATCGCACCTGTGGCGACGATAACGGCGTTTACGCAAACCCATTGATGGCATCGCCAGATGGCTATATCTATCGCCACGAGATCGGCTATCTGTATGACGGCGCAGTGCCTTATGCAGAGACTGGCCCAATAGAGATTGGAGATGGCGATAACCGATACATGGTTCGCCGAGTATTCCCTGATGAGCGCACTAAGGGCGATGTCAACCTTAGCTTCCGTCTACGTAACTATCCTAACGGCCCTGAGTACAGCTTTGGTCCGTACTCGATTGATGCGCCAACATCGGTTCGATTCTCTGGGCGGCAGATGGTTATGCGTGTTGATGCTGCGACAAACTCAGACTGGCGCTTTGGTATTCCTAGACTTGATATTGCTCAAGGTGGCACACGATGAAGTTACCGCGCAGTGATGACCGCACGATTACCGAAATTAGTCGTCAGGTTGAGCTGGCTGACCGCATGAATTACAAGCGTGACCGTGACCTAGAAATCGGGCAAAATAGGGTCATCCTGACTAGTCCTAACGGGAGTCGGTACGCAATTACAGTTTCTAATGCTGGCGTGCTTTCGGCAACCCTATTATGAATCTTGACCATATTGCAGATGCGCTAAAGTATAGTGGTGGCACTCACACAGTCGGCGATGTTGTAGACGGGATACTAGAAGGTCGTTACTACCTACTAGAGAGCGAGAAAGCAACGATTGTATGGGAGCTAGAGCATTACCCACGACTGAAGCGCATTAACGGATTCTTAGCAGCAGGCGAGCTAGATGCAGTATGTGAGCTATGCGAGAAGCTGTGCAAGTTAGCTAGTGAAAACAACATGCAGGCCGTTATTTATGGCCGTAAGGGGTGGGAACGAATCTTTGCTAAATATGGATTCACTCACGCACACACCGTATTAACGAGGATGCCATAATGGGTAGCGGCGGCAAGGTTAAGACAAGCACCAATGACACAACCCCTGCTTACATAAGTGAGCAGAACAAAGCTAATATCGCATTAGCGAATCAGATTGCTGCAAAGCCGTATCAGGCTTACACAGGCCAGCGCATTGCCGGTCTTAATCCATTTCAGCAGCAAGCATCCGATGCAGCAGGTGCTTTAGGTCAGTCCGGCCAAGGCTTAGCTCAGCGCGGCTTTGACATCTTGGGTGGAATTGGTAGTGCGGCTGATCGTATTTCTGCGTACCAGAACCCATTCACGAATGAGGTTATTGATCGCTCAATGTCTGATCTTGAGCGCCAGCGTCAAATTACTGGCACTGCTGACTCTGCTAAGGCCGTGGCTGCAAAAGCCTTTGGAGGCTCACGCCAAGCGGTACAGAACGCATTAACCAATGAGGCTTATGCGCGTCAAGCTGGCGACATGTCTGCTAACTTGCGCTACCAAGGCTTCAACACGGCATTGGGTGCCGCTCAGCAAGACGTACAGCAGCAACAGGGTTTGGCTCAGGCATTACAAGCTGCTGGCTATGGCGCATTAGGTCAGGCCGGTCAAGCCGGTGACTTCCTGCGCGGATTTAATCAGCAGGGCTTAGATCAGGCCTACGGCGACTTCCTTGATAAAGAGAACTATGATCTCAAGCGCCTTGGTATTTTGCAGTCGGCTGTTCAAAATGCGCCATTCCAGACATCTACGTCGCAAAGCCAAGGGCCGGATCGAGTTGGTCAGGGCTTGCAGATTGCTGGTATTGCGGTGTCGGCGGCGGCATTCTAATGGAGGCATTGGCCGCAGTAGATGAGGCAACGCGATTAACTGTCTCTGAGGGTGATGTCTTGCAGACAGCATACCTTGGAGGCAATGCTGACTCTCATTGCTGGCTAATGTCTCAGTTCTGTGACTTCCCTAGCGGCGCAAAGGTTTTAGATAGTGGCTGTGGCGTAGGCGGAATATCTCTGCGCCTAAAGGTCATCCGTCCAGACTTAGATATAACTCTGCTTAATTTTAGCCAGCTTCAGCTTGATATGTGTCCAGACTTTAGGAAGGTATGCGCTGATGCTGAGCGCACCGGACTAAACGAGAAGTTTGATGCTGTCATTCTTGCTAGTGCTGCCTGCCAAATGAATGGACTAAGGGCGCTAAAGGAATCTGCACGGCTGTTAAGTGACGGTGGTTTTATCGTCCTGTCAGACCTTGCGACTGCTGAGTCAATCAACCTTCGCGAGTCAATGCACGCAGAGTTTCTAAGCGAATCCGATTGGCTTGCGCTTATTCGCAGGGCTGGACTTCGAGTCCAAGAGCAATATGCAGTAGGAGACTTTGATGTCACTCACTTCGCAGAGCGCATTGGTTATATGCCGGACTGGTTAGCATCGGCAAAGCCTATCCTGTGGAAGCTAGTCAAAGATAATGCGCTTGACCGCCATGAGCGTGTGGCATTTCAATTCTCAGGCGGCAAGGACAGCATGGCCGCTTTATTAGCCATGAAAGACGAATGGCATCGCATGACTGTATATTTCATGGATGCAGGTGATTTGCTGCCAGAGACTTATGATTTTGTTTATGTTGTAGCTAAGGATATTCCAGACTTCCGCGTCATTAATTCGGACAGCAAGGCTATTCGTCAGTCGTTAGGTCATCCATCCGACCTAGTATCTACATCTCGCAGCTATGCCGCTTCTATCCTGTCTGGCTCGCCTTATATGCAAGTAGACACACATACCTGCTGCTATCAAAGCATTATGAAGCCAATGCACGACCGAATGATAGAGGATGGCATAACGCTGATTATCCGAGGTCAAAAGGCATCGGATGGGCTGAAAGGCAGATTAGTGTCTGGCGATGTTCTAGATGGGATTGAGTACCTATTCCCTATCGAGCATCTGAATGATGCAGAGGTTATGGATTGCCTAGAAAATATCCAGCTTCCCGCGTATTATAACGACATGACCAATGCGCCAGATTGCAAGTCATGTACGGGTTGGTGGCAAGATGGGCGAATGACCTACCTTGCAAAATACCATCCCGAAATTGCAAAAGATTACGCTAGTGCTTTAGTTGTCTTTCGAGGCGATTTAGCTAAACACATAAGCGACTTGGATGCAGAGCTAAAGACTTACATGAGGTCAACGCAATGAACTTTTCTTCTTTATTTAGTGGGTTTTCTAGCCCTTCTGCTGCCACAGGAAGCACTGGAGCTATGTCGTCAGCCAATGTCGGCGGTGGCTCTTTGTTTGGCGGATTTGGCGGCAATTTGTTTAATAATCAAAAGCCAGCATTGGGCCAGATGGGAAACCTATTTCCCACGCAAACAAGTGGTTTAGACCCTAAGTTTAGCCCGTATTCTTACGGCCAAGCTCCAGAGCTTTCTTCAAGTCAGATTGCTGGGCTTACAAAAAGCGAGATGGGTTCTATTGGGCAGATTGGAGAAGCGAAGCCAGGTTTTGACTTCTCTAAGCTGGGCGGACTTTTAAGTGAGGCTGGCGCGCAGCAGCGGAGGCCGGAAGCTAGTGTGGATAACAGGTCGAGAGCAGGCAGCGCTCTAGATCCGCTATATTTATTAAAGTACGGACGCCAAGCGCAACCTACTAAACTCATGCCATTAGGCTTGTTGGGGTAATCATGGGACTCTTAGATTTTAGTTCTAAGTTAGTTGGCGGCGCACAGGCTGACGCATTAGACGATCAGACTAAGCGTGAGGCCTTCTCGCAGTCGATGCTGCAATTAGCCGCTGGCATTAACCCCTATGGCGGAAATGTCATTGGTGATGTTGCTAGAGGCTTGGCTGGTGGTCGTCAGGTGTTTGGTGAGGCTGCTAATCGTCAAGCAACTCAGGGCATGAGCTATGAAGAACTCGCTCAGTATTGGGCTGATAAAGACCCTGCAAAGGCACAGCAGTACGCTGAATTAGCGCAGTCACAAAACCCCAAGACACGCGAAGTATTCTCACGCACAGAAGGCGTTGTTAATGATCAGGGTGAGACAGGCGTATTACTTACCTATCGCAATGGCGAGCAAGAGTTTAAGCCGGTTCAGTATGCGCCAAATGCGCCGTCTGCTGGTCGTGCGCCAGCTACTCCCCGAGTCCCTGTTGGCATGATGTGGGATGCGGAACAAGGCCGTGCAGTGCAGATTCCTGGCGTTCCCGTTAAAGCTCCTGCGGGTCGCGCTGTGAGCGGTTCGCCTCCTATGCCAAAGCCTGTTAAAACAACAGAGGATGAGCGCAAAGCGGCTGGCTGGCTTCAGCAGGCGCGAAAGGCATACTCTGACATGATGGAAGCGTATAAAACCGATCCTACTGCGGCTTCGCCTGGATTTGTTGAGCAGTACGCACCTATTGAGGAGATGCGTAATTCGGCTAGATCACCAAGTCGTCAGCGGTACGCTCAGGCTGGCTCAGCTTTTTCTGAGGCGGTATTGCGTGCCGCGACTGGTGCAGGCGTAAACATTGATGAGGCTAAGCAGAAGGTTGCAGAAGTAACTCCGCAGCGTGGCGATAGCGAGGCAGTCATTAAGCAGAAGATTGCATCTCAGGAGATGTATTTAAGTTCTTTGGAAGCAAGAGCTGGAAACGCTAAGCTGCCAAGCCCGATATCTCAAGTTAACGAGCCAATGAAATCATTACCACCTGCTTCGCAGTATCCTGGCGCTGTAATTAGAGACACTAAGTTCGGCAAGCGATTCAAATCAAATGGCAAGACTTGGGAGCCAATCTAATGCCTTATGTCTTTGAGCAAGATGATGGCTATGAGTTTGAGAAGCCAGCATTAAAGCCTGCTCCTTATGGCGTAGGCAGCGAATTGCTATCCGGCCTGACCTTTGGGTTTGGCGACGAACTTCGCAGCAAAATCACTGGCGAACCGATTGAAGCCGTCCGTGCAGGGCAAGAGGCTTACCGTAAAGCTAATCCGGTGGCGTCTACTGTTGCTAGTATCGCTGGATCACTGCCTACCGCAATAATTCCAGGCGTGGGCGCGGCAAACGTATTGCGCGGGATCGGAATGGCTGGAAAAGCTGCTCGTGGCCTTGGCACTGTTGCCACTGGCGCAGCTTACGGTGGGCTGTCTGGCGCTGGTGAAGCAACAGAGGGAAATCGAGGCGCTGGTGCTGGACAAGGCGCTGCAATGGGCGCGGTTTTCGCTCCTGTTGGCGCAGCTATTGGCCGAGGCGTACAGGCTGTTGGACAGCGCAGAGCATCTAACCTTCCTGCTGATCTTCAATCTCAGGCGATCTTGTCCGGCAGGCTAAAGGCTACGGATATGACGCCTCAGCAGGCCCAAGCAAAGATCCTTGAAGGCCAGACTATTGCAGAGCTTGGCAGGCCATTAGAAACGCTAGCGGGCGCTGTTGTGCGTAGATCGCCAGAGGCAGCGGGTCGATTCGCAGATGTTGTTACCGCTCGAAAGGCTGCCAGACCTGAGCAACTGCTTGGAGCTGTTCGTTCTGAGGTTGCTGGTGGCGCATCGCCTACCATGAAGCAGATCGAGGGCATTACTACTCGTGAGCGTGCGGCTGCAAAGCCGTTATATGAGCAAGCGTTCTCTGAGGCTGGGCCAATCCAGTCGCCACTTATTGACGACCTAATGACGCTTGAGCCTTTCCAGATGGCTTACAAGCGTGCGCAAGCCATTGCTAAGCTAGAGCGCAACCCTATTCCTGAATATGTGCAAGGATCGCCCATTTCATTGCGCGCAGCCAACTACATAAAGCAGGGATTAGATGAGGTTGTGTATGGCGCTAAGCGTGACCCATCTTCGTCTATCGGCAAGACGCAACTAGTATTGATTGACCAGTTACGCGGAGACTTCCTGCGCGAAGTGGATTCTATGGCTCCTGAGTCCTATAAGGCCGCACGCCAAATATATGCAGGTGGCGCTCGTAATCAAGAGGCTGCTGAGGCTGGCGCTGCATCATGGAAGAAGGGGCCGGAGTATGTGTCTGAGTTTCTTTCTAATGCTAGTGATGCTGAAAAATCTGCTTTCCGTGCTGCGGCTAATGCTGAATTGCAGTCTATGGCAAGTAAGTTAGGCAGTAATCGTGAAGCCTTCCGCGCACTAATGGACTCACCAAGCTCTCAAGCCATTGTGCAGCAGCTTTCGTCTATTGAAGGGCCAAGCGCAGTTCCATTCCTGTCTCGCCAACAGAAGCAAGCGGCAGACTTCGAGAATCGCATGGTGGGTGGCTCGCAGACGGCTGAGCGACGCGCTGCTGATGAGCTTTTGGCGGAAGAAACACTGCCACAGCAGATCGCTAACAAAGGCGCTGCAAACGCCTTGTATGACACCACACTGCGCAAGGTTGTTGACTACTCACAAACTGGTGGTAATAAGACCGTAGGCCAGCTTAACGAGATGCTACTAAACCCAGATAAATCGGTTAATTTAGAGATATTAAGGCGGCTTGGATTGCTTGATGAGCAGCTTCAGCGTCAGGCAGGTATTCGTGCCGGTTCTTATGCTTCCGGCTCAGCATTAACAGGCGGCTTACTTGGAGGCTCGCAACAATGACCATCACATACCGCCCAGTCAAAGGTAGCGAGCAATGAAAAGTAAGAAATTAACTGGCGCGTCTTTAGCTGCATTAATAGCCCTTGTTGCAGCATGGGAAGGCTTACGAACGACAGCATACCAAGACATAGTTGGTATTTACACAGTGTGCTACGGAGAAACCAAGGGCGTTAAGAAAGGCGACAAGTACACGCCTGAGCAGTGCAAGTCTAAACTCGCTCATGAGATCGGCGAGTATGAGGCGCGCCTTAATAAGTGCATGACGCGCCCACTTTCGGACGGTGAGCGTATCGCCCTAGTTTCGCTGTCGTACAACGCTGGGACTGGCGCTGTGTGCAAGTCTACGGCCATGCGCCTAATGAATCAGGGCAAGCGCAAAGAAGGCTGCGACGCGCTGCTTAAATGGTCTTACGCAGGCGGTAAATTCGTGCAAGGGCTGCATAATCGCCGCCAAGCCGAGCGAAAGCTGTGTCTTACGTTGTGATACACTAAGCCAACACAACTTTACTGCCGTTTACTTAAAATGACGGCACGATTACTGCAAGATGCTAGGAGTTAACACACATGCCGCCGGAGAAGTCAGTGGATAGCATGGCAGTTGAAATCACGCATTTGCAGCAAGGACAAGTCAGGATCGAGTCGAGTATCGACAAGCTATCCGACAAGCTCGACGGCGTAGGTCAGGCGCTCACAAGCCTTATTCGCCTAACTGAAAAACACGACGCACTTGCCGATCGTGTTAAGATTCTGGAATCCGAATCGTCAGACCGTGCCGAAGTCGCTCACCGTGGTGAGGCTTACATGAATGCGACAAAATACCTACTCCCGCTTGCGCTCGGCGTTATCGTTTCAATGGTCGGCTGGTTAGTCAGTCGCGTAGATAACCATGATTCGCAGATTCACCAATTGGAAGTAAATCACGCGGAGAATCACTAATGGACGCTAACGAAATCATCAATTACATCGGCCTTGGCGCATGGATTCTTTCGCACGTCGTCGCGGTTGCTGGTGTGCCTAAGTGGTTTCCTGACTGGCTTGTCGCAATGATTCAGCGCATTTCGGCCAACTACGGTAAGGCATCAAACAAATGATCGCCATACTCGCCAATCCACTAGCTAGGCTTGCCATTGCTTGCGCTATCGCTGCTGGCGTTGGCGCGTCTTGCACGGCAAAGCATTACACACTCAAAATCGACGGCATTGAACTACGCTACCAAGCGGAAACCGAAAAGGCCAAAGCCGAAGCCGCTGCTCGCGTCGCCGCTAACCTTAAACGAAACGAGGAAATTACCCATGCGTATCAGCGCGATCTTGCTAATCTGTCTAGCCGCTATGCTGCTGCACGGGTGCGCATCAAAACCGTTACCGCCCCCAGTGTGTCCAAAGCTAACCCCGCCTCCAGCACTGATGATTCCGCCAAAGACGACCGACTTCCTATCGGAATGGGAACGCTTGAACTCCTTGAACAGTGCGATCTAAATACGCAAAAGCTGCTTGGCTTGCAGGGCTGGCTGTCGGCGCAGTAGCCCTGCCGGTTCTGGCTATCCAATACGCTCTCTCTCAGCGAGCATCTCAGCTTCGGTGTGAGACCTGCCCAAGCGGGCGGCCTCTTGCTCATGGCGATTCTCGTAACTGGCCTCAGCAGTGCCATCAAAAGCAGCCTCTCTCGCCTGCATGTAGGCTTTGCCAAGACTTTGCGGAATAGCGAGTAATTCTTCGTGGGTGCGGAAAATCATGCTGACTCCTTCACAAACACTCCATTGATCATCCGGCCTTTGCGATCTTTGATTTGACTCCAAGCCTGATCAATGCACTCGTCCATGCTTAAGCCCCACATCTGAGAGTGCAAAACCAAAGTTACGTAAACATCTCCTATGGCGTCTTTTGCCTCATCAATATCGTTTGCTTCAATGGCATCACGAAGCTCTTGAACTTCTTCTTCGGTCTTGCGTTGCTGGCCTTCACGCGTGGCCTCGCCAGTCGGCCCAATTAGGTTGCGGTCAATACCCCATTGGATAATATCTTGTTCGCGATAGCTCATGATTGTTCTCAAATTAAGTCGACGAAATCAATGTCGTCGTGTTGAATGGGCGCTGGGCTTCCACCAGCCGCGACCTTAAACCCGCGTTCATGCGCTCAGGTAGCCTCTGCCCAGATTTCAAATCTGGGACTTATCCTTTGGTTTATTCGGTCCGCGCCGTCTGGTTGGTTCGGAAATTGCGCGCTCCCAGTCCCAGCCCTTGCTGAGCCGATTGATCACGACGACGGGGCTAATAGTATACCCGTTTCGACTTAGCCAAGAGGCAACGCTACTACCGTCCGGCGTGAGTTTGCCGAATCGGGGTTTTCGCAGTGCCTCATAGCCAGCATCAAGTCGGTAATATCTGCCTAAGTGCATCGGTAGTCCTATCTCTGCGCTGGCAACGACCATCGAGCGACCGGCCATGACCTGCTGCTGAATCCAAACGCCAGGGTCTTTGCCGAGTTGTAGTGTTAGGCGGCGACGGGTGTTCATTTTGGAGGCCTCTCATAAAGCGGTCGCGCACCTTCGTCGTGTTCGGCGCAATCCTCCCAGCCGTCGATGGTAGGCCGGAAATATCCGAATGGCTCGATCATTTTGTTGGCGTCAACAAGATGTTGCTGAACGGCCATGCTCGCCACATTTCTTAGCCAGGCGATATTCCCGTGCTGGCCATAGGCTGTCAGTAGTTGGGTGTCTGTCATGTTGGTCATTTAAACTTCTCCGAAAAAACCATGTCACGCCTACGCCATGCGTGAACTTCTTTCCACTTCCATTTACGCTCGCCCATGTGCAGATAGCACTGCGGAAACGTGGACTCAGTGGCATGAGCAAGGAAAGTCTCAACACGCAGCCCAATACGCACAGCACAGCCCTCAGCCGTGCATAGGACTGCGTTTGCCTGCTTATCTGTGCCAAGGTAGGGGATAGCCTCTGGACGCTTCGTGGCGGTCTTAATCTGGCCTCCGCTGGCGAGGAATGCTTCTACGTCGGCGCATAGGGATTGTTTTAGTTGGGTTGGTCTCATCTCGCCATCGCCTCCCAGCGCACGCGGATTAAACCGCCTTCGGTGTTGTGTAGTGGCCTTAGTTGCTCGCTGACAACATCGGCAAGCTCAGACACAAGGCATGGCTCATCGGTGCTGAATACCATGCGCTCCGTGCTGATTTGCGTCGTCGCATGCAGAACGATAGTCCACATGCGCCGGTTGCCGTTGTGCCGACCGTTGATGATCAGCTTGTTGTTGATTGTGTCGAAGATGGCTTTCACTTACCGGACTCCCGCTTTGCAATCTCCCGCTGGATGTACCAGACAGCTTTCTTCATATCCTGAATGGCATCGGCTTTCAAGTCAGCGCGCCAGAGGTACTTAATGGCATTGCCCAGATTGAAACCCATATGCTCAGTCACCTGAATACACTCAATTCCAGACGGGTGGCTTGTGTAGTGGGTCGGGTGGTTTACGGGGTCTGTCTTTGCCAATCCGGCATGGTATTCGCACGCTGGACAGAATTTTTCTCTCGGCACCATGTGTCCGCATAATTCCATCAGTGTTTACTCCTCGGATAAATCTTCTCCAGCACATCCGCCCAGTCCGGCAACAGATGCTCTGGCGCGTCCAGAATGCACTGCGGCACGATGTCGCAGGGGTCAACATAGATGACCATTACCCATCCCGTTGAATCAGCCTTGCTGCGGCACTGGCGGCGTTTGTGATCTAGGTCGGTCATTTGATGCCCACCGGCTCGCAATCCGTAATTCTTGCGCCAGCCGGAATCAGCTCACGCGCCATGGCCATTGCCCCGTCGAAATCATCTGCCTTGACCTTTACGCGGTCTGGCGTGATGCCGTCTTTTGTGTAGTAGATTGCCCACATGGTGTCACTCCTTATTATCGAAACCCGATTCTACCCAATCAACACAGCAACGGATTACCGTCTGTCGGAATCCAGTATTTTTTCACCAGCGCCTGCACGCGCAACGCTTTAATCTCATCAGCGTCCGGCACTTGAGATGCCTTCACCTGCTCCCAGTTTGGCCTGCCCTTGCCTATCGCCCGTCTCCAGTACCGCACACGCTCGGCGTTTGGTATCTCGCCACGGGCTTCAAAGTAAGCGCGCTGGATAACGTCGGTATCGGCGTATGACTCAAGCAGATGGCGCACAGGCTCGATAATCTTAGCTATCGGTGTTTTCGCCACGTTTGCGCCTCCACTCCTGAAAGCCCTGATCTCGCCACAGTGCGCTAGGGTCTGCTTCGAGCGCGGCGTAGATGCGGTGGCGTTCGGCTTGGGTG